TGTTACAATCTTGTTCCTCTATCTCTATTGTTTCTGTTGATCCACCTGTTACTATATCTACACTTGTAAGTGTTGCAGTTGTACTTGTTGCATATTCTATTGCACTATTGGAGTTTGACACTCCTGTTGATACTGTTACACTTGATACTGTTGAACTACCATTTTTGAAGTTTACAGTAGTTGCACCTGTTAATGTATCACTTCCAGAATTTACACTCAAGTTTGCAAGTACAGGGATATATAACACCTCTTGTGTTTCTCTAAATATCTTTGTGTTATTAATTAGTTTTGTTACACTTCCTTTATGTCTTGTAAGTGTTTGTGTTGTTGCACTATTCGATGAGCTTGTTATATCAAAACCTTCTTCAAAATATCCAACACCATCAAAAGCCAAATAGATAGAGCTGATAGCATCTAATGCACCATCAGATGGATTTGCCCTAACAGGTGTTGCAGTTGTTTGTACCCAAACATTTACACCATTGCTACCAAACGTACCACTAAAACTATATGCGATGTAATCTTTAATAAGTTCTCCTATCTCAAATATAACATAGTTGTTATTGCCTACTTCATTCTTTACAAGTTCGTAAGTTGTAGAAGGACTTGCGTTGAAAGCACCACTATATATTGCAAGTGTTAAATTACAACTTGCTAGGTTTGTGTTTTCTATTTTAAGATAGACAGGACTGTTTATATTTATTTTTTCTATTGCCATTATAATTCTTTTTCAAAGTCGTTTACAAAGGTTGCTATTAATTCTGGTGGTAATGTTTCAAATCTTTTCTCAAAAGGTTTTGTAAAAAACAAACTGGGTTTTATGCCTTGTTCAAATATTGATCTGGCTATTACATAATTAAGACCTTTTCTTTTTGCAAACCTACCACCCTCTCCTCTTGGTGCTATACCTTTTCTTACAGTCCACTTATCAAAAGCTGAACTAGGTGGTCTTTTGTTTGTGTACTTAAAAGGTGTATCATATTTTTTCTTTGTACCACTAACTCCTTGATCTTGATAACTACCATATTCTTCCATTATAAATTGTAATATAAAACCTGTATTGTCAGAAAGTAAATTGTAATCCAATGATTCATAAAGTTTTTTACTTACATTCTTTTTACCTCTAGTTAGATTTGCTCGTGATTGTTTTATCACATACTTTGCAAAATCATTCAATAATTTTTTTGTTTCTTGAAATTCCATCAGCAAATACTTATATCGTTTTCAATTAATATATCCATAGTACACGCCCAACCACCTAATCTGTTTTCAAACCTTTCATAAAATGGCTCACATACAGGATCTCCAGATAATTGATATTTTGATGTATATAGTGATCCTCTACGCAGTAAGTGTATGATTTTATTTATGACTGCTAGTTGTGTATTGAGTACATCTTGTTCATTATCGTTTCCTACAAAAACATCTGTTGTTTCATCTTTGTATTCATTGACAACATCCATAGCCATCAACGTAATATTAAATACCAGAGCTTGTTCTTGTGCTGTAACTGTATTTACAATAATATGTGAAAGAGGGAATATGGTTTGTTTGGACAAATCTATTTCTGTTATATCTCCAGTTGTTACTGTATTGACATTTGGATCAAGCAACAAATTTGTTTTGATTGTATCTGTCAGTTGGTAAAAACCTCTTATTCCTTGGTTACTCATTTATATTTTCTTTTTAATTCTCTTGCTTCTAATTCGTTTTTCTCTTTCATAAAGGTTAGCATCAACAAACATTCGTGTAAACCTAGTTTAGTGATATTTTCAACTCTTGTAATATCGTATTGACAGAGGAAGTAAATTTGTCCAATCCATCCATATTTTCCATTAAAGTTTCCAACTGCCGAGATGGCATCTGCTTCTTGTCCTGAAAATAAGACATCATAACTCTCGATAAGTCTATCCCTAAACGATAAAAAAAAAGCATACTACCGAACACCACATCAAGTGGCATATCTTTCATCAGCTCTTGTCCTTCTCCAGAATATTTTTGTATAGTGTATTTACCACTAAATGATGTATCTATTGGTCTGTATAGAACTGCCATAGCTTTGTGCATATCATCCCAACTTGAAATGTAAGTATCTAGATCAACATACTCTCCTAAACTCATATCATCAAGGTTCGGTATAAAACCATACTCTACACCATTCATCATAAATCTTTGTTTGAGTTTTGGTTTCTTATTAAACATATCGCCAAGTATGTTTGTTACTTTTGTAACATCCCTTAATTTCATTCTAAAAGAATCTTTATGTGGTATGCCACAAAATATCTCAATCATTTTAGTTGCTAGAAAGCTCTCATCTTTGTTTTCTTCTTGAATCTTGTAATACTTTTGATATTGTGAAAGTCTTATTTCTGAAAGTTCTGTAGGAACAATTAATTTAATCTTCATATATATATATCGAAATTGAAGATTGATTTTTGACAAAAAAAAAGGAGGGCCATTAAACCCTCCTCAAACAACTAACTAAAAATTAAAAATCTACTTCATCTTCTCGCTATACGGACTTTTTGGAAAGTCCTTACTTAGTATAAATTTAAAATAAATTTCTTTACTTACAAATTCTCTTGTTAGTGGATGTAAATATTTTTGTTTCATTTGTTTTGTTTTTATACATACAAATATAGTCTTTTTTCATTAACTGACAAATCTTAATAACAATTTTTTTACAAACCACAGTATCCACTATCGCAATCATTGAAATCATCATCGAATAATTCTGCTTGTATATTCCACTCTTTAATTTGTTTGAACGATAAGTTCTTGCTTTTATACCAAACATCTTTATTGTGTTTGATTTTTTCTTTACTTGCAAACCATTGAATTTTGTTTGGATGCTTTGACCACATTTTTTTTATTAGTAGTGGGTTTTTATGAAAACAACCTACACAATTATTCATCCAAGCAAATCTTACTGGCTTGTTAATCCAATACTTAATAATTTGATCTTTGTAAATATTATCATTAATCAAAGGGAATACAGGTTTTTGCCATTCAATCATACCCCACTTGTTTTGTGTTTTTCTTTTACCTATAATAGCTTTCATTTCTAATATACCATTATGATTTGTTTTTGCTAATGTCCTTTTTGCTCTTGCCTGTTCGTTAGCTCTAAAACCTAATCTAAACTCAGCAGGTTCTCGTATTATTTTTCTCCACCATTCAAATATAGGTTCAAGCTTCATTTGTGTAGTGCAATATCTTCTAAGAGGGTCAGGTAATGTTCCTGCTGTATCTAAAACTTTATCAAACGTTTTGCCTGTTACCCAATCAATTTTTTTTCCTATATATTGCTCTAAGTCAAGTATTGTATATATGATGGTATCATCTTCTGCTGTTGCTATGAATGGTGCTTGTATTTTATCCTCTACTTGTTTTCTAATTTTTTTATCTTTAAATTTAGATTTGTTATCCTCTATCCTCACTAAAGCAAATACATAAAAGTCTGCAAGATAATTAGCACTTATATATGCCGAAGTCTTACCACCACTTATTAAATTAACTGTTTTCATCTTATTGCATATCTACCTCTATTGGGGTTTTCTAATTGCATCATTAAAGCATATCGAGCTGCATCAATACAGTCAGGATGTATGCCTGTTGGTTTTTGGATATTGTTTCCCTCTTTGTCTTTATCCCAAACATAACCTTGTAATTCTCTAATTAAATTCTTTGATCTTGATGTTATGTATATTTCGTTTTGGTTTATTAAGTTGATACCATAGATTACAGAATCTCTACCTTTAGTTACAGGGAATATCTTATGTCCATAGCTTCTAATCTCACTTATTGACTTTGGTTCTGCACTATCTGCATAAATGTTTTCTGTGATTTGTTTGTCTTTTAAGAAGTGGCTGATGTCTCTATTTAGCATCCCTTTTCTGTAAAGCAATTCATCAAATATATAAGCATTGTTCCATTTGTATAATCTTATGAATGTAGATGGATCAACAGAATATCCAAAGTCAAGACCTGCACAAAGAAGTCTAGCATCACTAGGTATATTATCTATTGACTTCCAATCAGGAATACAAGCACCCTCTAAACTTCCTATCTCTCCTAGTCCATATACTTTCCACCAGTTTGCCCAGTATATAGATGTCTTTGATTTTACTTTTGCTTTCTCTATTTCTTTTACAATCGTATCGGACAAGCTCTCATTATCTTTGTAGGTAAGTGTAATAAAGTCTGTATCTTCTTGTCCTATTAATTCTTTATCTACCCAAAACAAATTAGTAGGATTATAGTCAAGCCATATATCTCCAGAAGTTCTTACTGCTAATTGTTGATAGCTTTCAAAGTCTATATTGTTGCACTCATTCAAAAATAAGTCTGTTCTCCTTGCACCTCTCAACTTGTCAGGTTGATCTGTTGAAAAGAACTCTATATAACTGCCTGTACTAAATTCGTATTTTAAGGTACTTCTATTGAACTTTCTCTCATCGTACCTATATGTACCCTTCATAATACTTAGAAAGTCCTTTAAAGCACCTCTACGCAAGTGAGGGATGCTCTCTGCTACAATGCTTATTTCTTTGTATGGATTTTTGATTGCATAGTCAATCAGGATCATAAGTATTGCAATAGTCTTTCCTGCTGAACTACCACCTCTAATAATCTTTATTCTTTTGTCTAATTTTCGTAATCTTTTGACTGCCTGTGTTTGTGTAAACATCAATCAATAAATAATGGTACATCTTCGTTGATGTGTATGTCTTTAGTTTCTTTTGGTCTGCCTACATAATAATTATAGTAAAGCTGAACATACTTATAATCTTTTTTCTTCAAACCTTCTTTCAATGCTTCATAAGCTAGTGGCTCTAGTGGTTTAAGTTTTTCTATTAGTTGTAGTTCCTCTGTCTTTGGTTTTCTACCTGCACCAATTCTTTTACCACCATTGTTAATTCTTTTATCCATAATTGAAAAACATTGATTAATCAATCTTTTGTATATCTATATATCGTAAAATTTAATCAATTTTTAAAATAATTCTATTTGTGTATGTGTTTTGTAGCTAGTATCGTAATTTATATTTTGACCTTTGGGATATTTGTAAGTTTTGTATGACATTTTTTCTTTCATTTTTTTTATTTGTTTTTTTGAACCCAAGAACTTAACATATCTAAATTTACCTTCTTGTTCATCAACAATATAGTTTTGTTCTAGTAATTTTTTTGTATTTGATGTACCTAACCTTGAATTAATAGTTCTTTCGTGTATTTCTTTCCCTTGCATATCAATTATTTTTTTTCTCTTTGATGTCAAGCCAGTGTAAATCCAATTAGTAGCTTGATAAATATAGCCGTGATGTCCATTATTAATATCAGCGTAACTTATCAATACAAGTGGTTTTGGTAATAATTTGAATGTTTGTGCAACAAAAAAACTTAAAACATTTTTTTCTAAATTATCATTCACGATTAATCTATTTAATTCTAAAGTTTCAATCTCATATTTACCTGCAAATATTGAATATCCCATATTTAACATTCTACAAGGTGATCCGTACGTGCATATACCAAATAAATTTTCTTTTGTATATAAACCGAAACTAAATTTTATTAATGGAACTCTTTTTGCATAATGTTTATGTAACAACCATTCTTTACATAATTCTTTTTTAATTGATTTTACAAAATATTTTTTCTTAATCATTTATTTTGTGTCATTTTATCTACTTGCTTTGCTATCTTATCAACATCTTTATTTTTTAAAAAGTTTACTTTGTGTTTTATAAACTCTCTTTTTGCATCATTGTTTAGGTCTTTGAGTTTGAGTGTAATGTCTAACAACCAGTCTTGTATTCTACTATTGTATTTTTTATGCGTTTCAAAGCTCTTGATGGAATGTAATACTGTTGTATGATTGCCTGATCTACCTTTTTGTTTGAATAGATTGCCTATTTCTTGTAGTGTCATCTTTTCGTATTTGTATAATATGAATGATAGTAATGATCTTGCTTCTACTACTTCTCTTTTTCTTGTATTCTGGAATACATCTACGTTTGCTTTCTTACTTATTTCTTTTGCTATCTTATCTGCTTTACTCATAATATTCTTAATTGTCTTTTATGATTGTCTATTCGTTTCTTTGCTGCTTCGAAGTATTCTTTTTCTATTTCGTAACCTGTTAAATCAAACCCTAAATTATGACAAGCTATTGCAATACTACCACTTCCTAAATGAGTATCTAATATTTTATCACCATCTTTACAGTAATTTATTAATATCCATTCATATATTGATACAGGCATTTCACAAGGATGTATGCCTTGCCTACCTTTAGCAACAAAGTTTGTCCAAGTTTGTTCATACAATTCTATTTTTTTATGATATGAACAAGATGCGATTACACATTTTGAAAAATTGGGCATAGGTTGATTTTTTATCCAAACAATAGCACCTCCATTTTTTTCAAAGCAATTATAATAATTAGCACCAAATATTATTCTATTTTTACTAACCCTTTTTAGTTCTTTAAAATATACATCTGTAGGTGTTTCATCATTCCAATCAACTTTAGCACCTCTATTTGTTTGCACAAAATTACCAATACCAAAAGGTGGATCAACGATAGCCAAGTCAAATTGATTTTCTGACATTTCTTTCATTGCTTCTATACAGTCTTCATTATAAATGTTTATCAAAGTATTCCCTCTATTATATAATTATCTATGTCTTGTCCTTCTATAAAGAACTTCTCAAATATTTGTATTGCTTCTTTTGTTTTTCGTTCCCCTTCCAAATAAAACTCCTCTGAACAATTCCATACACCTATGTCTAGTGATCCTTTGTCTATGACTACAAACTTGAAGTCTAAATATGTCACATCAAAGAGCTGACAATATATATAGCATTGAACATCGTAGGAATATTTCTTTGCTGAATATGGAAAACCTTTTATGTCTGTTGTAGTCTTTATATCTACAATGCCATCTTTTTTCAATACATCTGCTTTACCTCTGAATGGATAACCTTGTATTGTACCTATTGCAGATACCTCAAACTCACAGTCTGTAATGTGTTTCAATGCGTGTTCATTCTTAAAGAAAGCATCTGCTATTTTCTCTGCGTTTTCTTTTTCTGCTCTTGTATATACCTCTCCATATTTTTCTCTTGCTTCTTTATATGTCTTTGTATTTTTGGAAGATACATTTACAAATATCTGTTCACTAAATTTTTGTGGTTCTAGGATTGCTTGGTGTACCAAACGACCATCACGGAGAGGTTGTGTTTCAGGACTACCATATTCTGTAACATACTTGTAAGTCTTTGGACTTGATAGTAACAGTTTGAGTGATGAACTGCTCAATGCTAATTTGTTTAGTTCTCCATAGTAGAATGTATCATCTACCATTTTTTTGAGCAATTCTTTCTTGGAGTAATTTCTTCCGTCCAAAAGTTGTATCATTATTTGTTTGTTTTAATATTAATTCTGTTTCTATCCTGTTGGTGTACTTGTACATCTTATTGATGCAACTTATAAACAAACCGATCTGTTTTTTTCTTTCAGGACTTGCTTTCTCAAAAGCAGTCGCCATCGCTTGACCTATATAATTAAATGCCAATTCAAACTCTTGCTTTTCTTTTATATCCATAAGCTCATAAATAAATACGCACTCATTGATACAACAAATAGTATAAATGCAAGTTTTAGTGTTTGATATGTTTGTTCTTCTTTTTCAGGACTTCTACCCTGATTGCTTCTGTATTGTTTTTTCATATTGCTTTCTTTTTTTATATATCCAATCTCGTAGAAATAATTATCATTCAGATATGTCAGATACTTGTTTTTTTGTGATCTCATATCCAAGTTGTGCTAATATTATTCTGTTCTCTTTTAAAAATTCAATTACCTTTTCCTCTTGTATTTTTTTTCTACAATCATTTGTAACTTTGTTTTCTATTGGAAAATGATTATTTTTTGCCATAATGTTTTTTTATTGACAATATACAAATAATAATTGACAATATCTAATAACTACTCTTTGTGTACGATTGATGCCATATCTTCCGTGAGTAAATAGACCTCTTTTAGTTTTTTCTTTTTAGTCCAGAATGTAGTATCAGGACAGTATAACTCTTTGACCTCTGGCATATCTAAATAATTAATCCAATATAAATAAGTGCCTTTGGGATCAGTTACAAAATAGAGCTTTACGATTTCACTATCCATTTCCATAAGTTTGTCATACTTGTATTTTTCCAATAACTTTTCTTTATAGTATTTGTTTCTAAACTTCATTTCAATTACACACTTGATTGGATTTTCTTTTGTTGATTTTGGTGTATATCCTATTGCATCATAATACTCATAAGCACCACCACACCATTTTAAATCCCACCCCTCAAACTCATTTAAGAATGTTACTACGATCTTTTCAAACCTATGTATTGTCTCTAAACCCACCTGTGTATAATTTATTTATATCTGCTATCCATTGATTCCAAGTTCTTGGAGAACATCCACAGGGCAAATAGAAATTGTGGTAGAAATATTTAGAATGTAAAGATGCAATCAGCTCTTGTTCTTGTTTGTTGATCTGACTGCTTTTAATTCCTTTGAATTTTGTCCACTTTTGATATTCTTCTTTGTTTAGTTTTTGTTCTAGTTCTTGTGATTCCATTTAACCAATTTTTTCTATTATCACATCCACAATCTTCATATCCTAATTTTATTGCGATCCATTGTGCTATGTCTTTGCCTTTACCAAATGTAATGATGTTTATTATATATTCTAATTTATCTCCTAATCTCATATTAGTTCTTTTAGTTTTTTCTTTACGTTTCTAAAAGTATTGTATAATGAGTAATAACTTATTTGACTTTTTCTTGATAGCTCACTTATGCTTTCTCCACCACTTACAATATCGTATACCTTTGCATCGTACCAGTATATTTCTTTTAGAGCTTGTTGTATCTTTCCATACACCTCATCATAGTTTACTGTGCCCTCATCCTCTATTTGTATATTCTCAAGTGTCGTATATGTTACTTTCATTTTCTTTCGTAACAGGTCAACATACAAACCTCTTAATATTCTAAAACAGTAATAGTAATTAATATCGCAATCTCCATAACTAAAGTCTATTCCCTTTTGTGTATTTTTTATAAGCAAAAGGTATAGTTCTTGCACTATATCCTCAACCTCTGTTTCTCTCAAACCACCAAAACTTCTTGTAATCTCCATCCACTTTTCGTGTCTTTCGTATGCTATTTCTACTTGTGTTTTCAAAATGGCATTTTTAATTGTTCTATGATGTTTGGTCTGTGTATGTCTTTGTCTCCTAGTTTATATCCTACATTGTTCTTAATGCTTTCCAGAATAAGTGGACTATCGAAAGGTGTTGGTTTACATCCTAAATCGTGGTCTTTTATTTTCTTACAATGAAGCTCTGTGTATATCCATCTGGATTCGTGTTGGGTCATTCTGTGAATAGTATAGAAATCATCAGTTCTATTACCAAAAACATTACCACCCTCTACATCAGACATAGCCAATGGTATAGGATGTCCTGCGTATTCGTGATTGCTATTGTATTTTTTTCTAAAACTTTCAGTAACGGAATGCATTACTAACCACAAACCTTTGTTGTATTTTTTGACAAATATTCTAAAGTCTGTCATACACTCATACAAATATTCAAAAGCATTACTAAACTTCATCATTCCTTTATTCTTTCTCAAACTGTTTATTGGATCAATAATTAAACAGTCAAAGTCATACTGTGGCATAACCACCTCACACAAAGATAGTAAATCTAAATAATCATAATTTTGTTCGCAGTCTATAAATTTAAAATGCTGATAGACAAACTCTGTATGTTTGTCAAGTTCTTCTTTTGATAGTTTGTTTATTGGTTTTTGAGATTTGAACTCTATTAATCTTCTTATCAAAGAATGAGGTTCATTTTCAGAGCTGAATACCAAAAACTTTATCTTATGTTTCATAGCAAAGAGTAACATAAAATATATAATAACAGATGTCTTACCTACGTTTGCGTGTCCTGCAAAACAAGTAAGATTTCTTTTGAACCTGATTACACTATCTATTTCTTCAATGCCTATCTTTGGTGCTTCATTTAGTTTGCCTGTTCGTATTAGTTCAAGTTTGTCTAAATGATCTTCAAAGTTTATAAGCATTATTTAGATAGTTTTTCTAATTCAAATTTTAAGTGATTGATTGCTTTCTGTATGTCGCCTTCTGGTGTTTCGTGCTTTTTGTATGCTCGTAGTATATAGGTACAAGCAGTTCCTAGATTATAGTTTAAATCAAAGTTTTCTACTACTTCTCTTGCAGTATAACCATTTGCACCATCATAATACTTTGGAGTTTCTATTTTTGATACTATCTTATAACTCCCAAACTGTTCATCATATCCTTTAGAATGGAAAGTCATCTTGTTTATTTTGGTTTTGATGTGCATATTCTCTATCTTGGTTTTGATCTGCTAATTGTAACTCTTTTTTAAGCTCTGCTTTTTCTATTTTCCAACCTTGTATCCAATTGAAAAACTTTTTTTGGTTGTGTTGGTTTATCCACTCTCTACCTTTTATATTAATGCCGATTGTTACACCATCATCTTTTTTGTATTTGTCTAACACTTGACATTTATCTTGGACAAACTCTATCTTTACCTTTTGTGGATATTGTTCATCTGTAGATAAAATTAAATCTCTTTTCTTAAAACCATTTGATCCGTATTCTTTTGTTATGCCTATTTGTAATATTGTTCCTGTTAATTCCATTTTATTTATCTATTATATTAAAGTATTTATTTGTTAATGTCTCCACTTCATCTTGAGATATTTTACCTGCAATATATGCTTGTGATGCTTCTTTGAAAGCTACCTGTAGTAAAATACTTCTCCCTGTATCTAGTCTAGCAACTGATTGTTCTTGTTTTGTATAGTTGCTATACATAGGTTTTTTATTTTCATCTTTTGCTAAAACTATTTTCCAACCATTCTTTTGTTGCACATAATCGTATTGTATATGGTCTCCCTCTGCAACAGATAATTCACTTGTATATAGTAAACCTGTGTGTTTAGTAGTAGTTATTTGATAGGTGTATATATTGTTTTTATCTCCAAAAGGTCTCCTATCTAATTTGTGTATTTCTTTAATTTGTGCGTTGTAACTCATCTTTTTAAATTTTTGTCTTTATATTCTTCTAATTTAATATTTTTATTTTCTATAATACTATTATAAATATTCTGATCATATTGTCTAATATGTCTTTTCATACTTGAAATTTGTTTTATTAAAACTTTTTTATCTTTTTCTAATTGTTTTGCTTTTTGTTTATAGTCCATATTATTTATTTATGTGATAGTCAAAGATTTGATCTCTTAAAAATTCAAAATCTTCTTGTGTGAAATTATTTGTGATGTCTATGTTATCCTCAAAAATACGATTAATAGTTACTCCATCAAAAGGACCTGTACCAGAAAAATGATCTAGTTCTGATGTTGTAAAATCGTACTCAATAGTTATGTACCTATGTTCGTAGATTGTATCGTATATGTTTGATTCTGATTTAAATTTTACCATATCTCTAATGTTGACAAGTGTTTTGTGTATTTTTTCCAATTATTAGTTACATCTTCATTGTTTTCAGTAATACGATGTATATTACCTGTTGAATCGTAAAGTACACAAATATCTTTGTTTTCATAGTGTGTGTTACACATATAGTAAATTGTGTCGTATTTTTTTGTTTTATATTTTACCATTCTGTTTTGTTTTAAATCTGATCTTCTAATCTCCACCCTTCTCTAGGATCCAAACCTATTTTAGCATCAGTCTCATTAAATCTATCAAGTAAAAATTTTGCAGTTGGTTCTGCAAAACTTGTTACACCTTCTTTTTCAAACCAATATCCAATCTTTAAATACACCCAATATTGATATTTACTTTCTTTTTCAGTACGAGTTTCCCAATCGTAATAAAAATCACTTTGTTCTTCTCTAACCACTGATTCTACTAATGGGTGATTTTGTAGATCTTTTAATGTTCTTACTTTTTTATGTTTTATTGTATTCATAACTGTTTTGTTTTACTCAAAGATAATTATAAATTGTTAATATCCAAAAAAAAAGAGGAGAAAATTAATTCTCCCCTTTAAAAACAAAACTCTTACCGAAGTTGGTAAGGATTACAAAGATAATCTTTTATTCTCAATATCAAGTTTTTTTTTGTATTTATCTATCAGCTCTTGTAGGTCTGCTATACTATACTTTACTGTTTCTTTTGATAGATTGTATAGATGTTTAGGTAAACCTTTTTTCTTTTTTTCTAATGCTAAGCTATAAACGTATTGTCGCCCATATCGAAACCTGTTGTCAAATCGTGATTGAGACCAAACGTTATCCTCATTCCACCTAGTAGACATCTCTTTTCGTGATATGAAATGCCCTGCATCTACTTCTGAATAGTGATATTTCTTACCAGATGTTATACATTTAACAAAACCTTTTCTATCTGCATCCCTCTTTCTTATATATTCTGAAAATATCCTGTCTAGTTTGTTGATGAGTGTTTTACGTTTAGGTTTTTTCACGTTATCAAATATATCTAATATTAAAGAAAAGAAAGAAAAAGTAACCAAAAAGAAAGAAAAGAAAAGTCCCTACTAGAAAAGAAAATAAATTATTTACCTGATCCAAGTGCCTTCCAACTTTATTAGGTTGCACAAGTTTTGCTATAAGCAAAAGCAAATATATAAAAATATTTTATCTGCCTTGACCTTTGTATCTTTTAAAATAATTCTTGCTTGATTTTACTTTACTACTTTTTGTCTTTGAATGTATGCCTTTGCGTTTTCTGGTATTACTTTTGTATATATGTACGCTTGTTTTTCTTGGCATTATTTTTTAAATATACTTGTTGCTTTTTCTGTAGTCCTACCACCAAAGTATGCAAGTACAACTGCCATCATAACTTTTTCAAATGTATCATTCCATACTTCGTTTATGTGAAAAGGAATACTATCTACTGAATCCAATATACCTGCAAAAGAAAATATTACAATACACCAAACCAAAACTAATGGTCTTACATTTTGAGTAAGCCAACTGCCTTTTGCATCAGCTTCCCACCTACTTGTGATTGCTTCTATCTCTTTGTTTTGTTGTTCGTATATTAATTCTTGTAGTTTGATTTTGTCATCGTTAGAAATCTTTGCCTTAGTGATTTCTGCTAATGCTTCTTTTGGACTTGTTACACCATTAAGTACACTACCTAGTGTGGGATTAATGACTGTTGCTGCACCAAATAATAATTTACCTACTGTGGTTTCTTTAAAGGGTTTTTTAGACATTATGTGATATTTATGTATTTAACTTTACCTTGATCTCTAACTGCTTTTAGTATGCGTTTTCTATTCTTTTCTAAATCTACATAACTAATATGCACCCAATCAGGATTATCTCCACCAAACTCCCAAATCAAAGTATCGAATTCTAAATTATCCTTTATGTATTCAAACATTTCTGCGTTTGTTTTGTGTCCGTATATGTCATCAATGTCAATAGCTTGACCTTTACAATGTTGTGATGTCTTACTACCACCTATAGCTTCATTCAGCTCTGTGCTTCTATAAAAACTTGTAATCTTAATTGGACCACCTACCCACTCTCTTAATGGCTCAAACACATTTGCTGCAAGTGTTTTCATATTATTATATGCAGTACCATTTGGTGTATTGTCAATGCCTAATCTCAATGCAGTTATGCTTTTTGTTGCTTCTTTGTCTGATATATGTTTTGAAATCATAATCTAAAATTTAGACCTACCGAACTGTTCATTATCTCGCTATCCCAAAACTTTATGTATTCTCCCTCTATAAATAGTCCAAGTGTTTTACTTATTTTCCAACCTGCTATGATTCCACCTTGATAATCTGACCATTGTTCTCCCTCTAGTAAATTATTATGACCACCTTTACCCCAAGAGTTTCTATGTAAGTAACTAAAATCTTCATTACCCTTTATGTATTCGTGGTATGGTAAAATCCAGTTTGCGTATGCGTGTAACCAGAACTTTGATCTGTAGTGATAGAAATCGAAACCCAAAATTGGTGCGACTTCTGCAAAAGGATCAAGCAAGTCCCATTGTTCACGATTAAATCTATTCATCAATCCACCAAAAACTCTGTCTCTAAAATCTCTATCTCCATAGGCAACTATATCTCCGTTTTCGTTTTTCCAAATCCAGTCGTAAAAGCTTTCGCCTGTTTGCACATTTGAATACTGAGTAAACTCATCTGTATATCCATAATAATAACCTAGAGAATACCAAGGGTTTACAGGATAGGTATATTCATTTCCATCAGGATCAAGAGCTGTTACTTGTTGGTTTAGCCAAATCTCAATAGGATTGTATCCGTATGCTTTTTGGTGGCTTCTTGCTATTGCACCGACACTAACACCAAACTTTTGTCCTATTGGTAATCTAAATCTTAGCTCTGCACTTTGATACTGAAAGTTTACGTTGCCTTGTTTTCTCGATTCTAGTTTTACTATGTGGTATTTACCTGTATGTCTAATAAAATATCTTGTGTTATCAAACTCCTCACTTCTTTCTCTTTCTCTTTCATAGTGAAATAAATACTCTAGTCCTTTGACTGCTGCGATAGGTGCTGATAAACCAATTAAGTTTTCTGATCCATCTATGTAGTTGGGTTTTATCTCATAGTTAAATCTAGCGAGTTTTCTGATACCAATACCTATACGATAATCAAAAGGGTGGTATATTGTTTCATCTACAACATCAGGTATTGCATATAGATCATCAGGGTTTGTTCTTATAAAATAATCAGGGTATTGAGTTTCGTATGCTTCTCGCATATCTCCTGCTACATAAATTGTTGCATACTTAAATATACCATCGTATGCTTTTTTAAAAAACTGAGCATTTACATTAAGTGTAAATAGTAATAATAATATAATTTTTTTCATAACTAAAATCTATCTTCTATAAGTTTGTCTAATTCTTTTTGTAAATCTTTTTCGTAATCTTCTGGTAGTCTTAGAGTAATACCACCCTCAACCCTATAAACCTCTTTGCCATTGCTATAAAGAACAATAGTAGGTAAAAACTCTATGCTTTCGTTTATAAAGTAATCTTCGTGTTTACTGTTTTCGTAATCAAATATATGTGTGTTATGTTCTCTATACTTTTTTATAGATACTTCTTCCACAAAAGAAGCTTTAAAAAGCACAACACTTATATTATCTTTGTAGTATTGACTACTGGCAGTTGAAACAAATAGGACAGTTAATAGGGCACATATTTTTTTATTTAAGTTCATATATTCTTTCTTCTATCTTTTCGACAGTTTCTTTTATTTCTCTTACATCCTCTTGAATGTTCTCTACTTGTTGTTGGGTAAGGTCTATTTGAGATCGTATGAGCTTGTCTTTAAATTCTATCTCTTTGTCTGATACAGGAAATTCAGGTAATGTTTTCGCTTCTGCAATGTCTGACTGCATTACAAAATACATACTGGCAAGTGATATAGCACCACCTACAATTATACCTATGGTTTTTAAATCTAATTTTACTTGTGTATCCTCATTAACTACTTTGCTCATTTTTCTCTATTTCTTGAATAGAGCCATCTGCTAAATTAATATTTACTTTTCCGTACTTATCCTCTAGCTTTTTCATTTTCTTGTTAAAGTCTTTTTTGCTTTGTTCTATTTTTTTTATAGCATCTGCAATTTTAGCTTCCGAAATAAGTTTGTTGTAGTGTGCTTTACCCACCTCAACATATTGTCTTGTTTCATCATTTAACAATTCTTGTATGTACTCTAATTCTGATTTTTCTAATTTCATAATATATTTTTTTACAAATATATAAATTTTACCATTCTGGTTTTAGCATAACATCTACTGGTGCTTCCTTTAATGCAATTTTATCTGATAGACTTTTTTGCATTTTAGCAACATCTAGTTTTGCTTCTAACCAACCAATCACATCACTCTTCTTCAAATCTTTATATTCAATAAAAGAATCTGCATTGTACTCAACGTGGTCTGATCCAATAACATTTGCATTGTGATCTCCCTTGTTTGCATTATAAGACCAATGAATAGCATATATTACATTGTCTTTACTATCGTGGCTAATCTTGGCATCAAAACCATTTATAACCCAACTATAACTTATTTTACTTTTTCCCATTTTTATCTAATTTTATTTTTGTATTTCTAATATTGGTTTTCCTTTATCATCAGTCCAATCTACTTCCATTATATGTTTATCTTTTCTGTCTCCTATAACAAGCCAAGAAACATATCCATCAAAATCTTCGTTTTGACATTCTATATGTAAGTCATTACCTTCTATCTTACCCCTAACTGCATCCCAAGTATCTTCGTTTGTTGTAAAAACTTGTTTGTCATCTACAAGAGCTGAAAATGTCCCCTCTGACATTCCAAAATTTCTGTCAATGTTTATTGATGCTTTACCTTTTGTAAGTTTTGTTTTACCTCTATATATTAAATCTGTAAGTGGAGATTCCACAAATGAATGATACAAATAATGTGTATCTGGTTTTATAGGGTGGTCAATTCTAAAAGAACCTGATCCTTTACTCAAAGAGCCACTCACTTCAAGATTCATATTACCACTTCCTGCATTTAACAACTTAAATGTTTTGTTGCTTGATGTACTCGTTTCAAGTTTTATTGTATCAGAATCAGGGAATATAAAATCATAATTACAAACACCATCATCTGTCAATCTTAATACTGGATCTGATGTCGATGATTGAGTAATATCTAATTTACCATCAGCACTAGATGATCCTATGGCTACATTTTTAGTAAATACATTTGCCTCTGTACTACCATCTAGTCTGAAATATTCTGTTACTCCACCACTACCATCATCGGACTGAAAAATTATATCTTTATCATCAGTTCTATTTATTATATATAAATCACCTGTGTCATTTTGTATTTTACTATCAGTGTTATTGTGAAATATTTGTAAATCAGCAGCATTACCAAAACTTGCTACTACACTATCAACAAAATTAAATTGTTTGCTAATTGAAACATTTACATTACTACCATCTAGTTTGAAATATTCAGCGAGTCCCCCGCTTCCGTCATCTGATTTGAATATAATATCGTTATCGTCAGAGTTATTTGTAATTTCTAAATTACCAGTGTAGTTTTGTACATATGAATGTGTGCCATCGTGTTTGATTTGTAAATCCCCAGAATTACCTGCTCTTATTCCCACATTGTCTAAAGCATATAAATCTTTATGAAGTTGTACTATAGCGCTACCTCCATCTAACTGCAAATAGGTTGTAAATCCACCGCTGCCGTCGTCAGTCCTAAGTATTATGTCCTTGTCGTCGGATTGGTTTGTTATATATAGGTCTCCAGTGTAGTTTGTCAGGGAGGTATCCGTGCCGTTGTGATTCATATCGAAGTCGCCCGAGGTACCCAACTGCAACGGTACGCTATCTATGAACCTTGCGTACTTATTGAAAGTTACTCTGCTTTCGCTGCCGTCTAAAAATAAATATGTTGCTGTGCCGCCACTGCCGTCATCAGATTTGAATATTACGTCCTTGTCATTAACCGAATTTTCTATAATTAGGTCACCCGACACTGTGTTCTGTATATAGGAATCCGTGCCGTCGTGATAGAGAATCAAGTCTCCGCCTGTACCGAACCTGGCCGCAACGCCATCATTGAAATACATCCCCATGGCGGCTGATACGATTATGGATCTATCGCCACCATCTAACCTAATATATTCAGTCGCAGTACCAGAACCATTATCAGCATAAAAAATAATATCGCCATCTGCTTGGTGTTGGACAAAATTTACACCTCCATTATAATTGTTGAATTCTGTATTTGTTCCGTTATGCGTGATTTTCAGGTCAGCAGAAGAACCGATTTGCAATTCAACACTATCATTAATTCTTAAAGATTTGTTAATTGTAGTTCTGCCCTCGCTGCCATCTATTTGTATGTAGTTTTCCGTACTACCGGAACCGTCATCTGACTGGAATATGATGTCCTTGTCATCAGCGTTATTTTTTATATATATATGGCCCGTGTTGTTTGCTAAATAAGAATCTGTACCGCTGTGGTATAGTTCTATATCGCCGCTGTTTCCGGCCTTGAATGCAACACCGTCGGTAGTTCTTATTTCTCTACTCGCGACAGTTCTTGCGTCTCCACCGTCTAATCTGAGGTATTCTGTCGTGCCGCCCGATCCGTTATCCGACTCGAATATTATGTCGCCATCGTCGGTCCTGTTGGTTATCTGTATGTTTCCCGTATCATTAAAGAGAGATAAGCCGGAACCTGTGTGCTTTAGAAAAGCATCTCCACCGCTACCAAGTAAAACCGCCTTATTGTCCGCAAGGGATATCTCGCCTACTACCGTTACGTCTCCCTGAAGCGTTACGTTGGCGCCGCTCGGCGTAGCCGCGTTGTATATCTCCGTGAAATTGTCGTTGCATATGTCGAATGCCGCCCTCAGCGAGCTTCCTGTCCCGTCGTTCGCTGTGGTTCCTATTGCTATAGTCTGCTTAGCCATTTAGTTTGTCTTTTAATTGTTTTACCTCCGCGCTCAGCTCCTGTATCGCCTTCGCCATGATCGGTATCAGCCTGCCGTAAGTCGCCTCAAGCTTATCGGGATTGCTATCGTAAACCAGTCTTGTGTACTCATCATCGATTTTCTGTAGGTCTTGTGCTATGAATCCCACGTCTTTGACGCCCGATCTGTTGCCATCTCTTTGATCCCACTCGAATGTTACTGGCTTTAGGTTATTCACAAAGTCCAAACCGTATACCGAATCCTTAATTTCTTTTTTATCGCGCTTGTCTGACAATGAGCTTATCGATGTCACCTGTGCCCTGATTGCCGATACGTTGCTGTCGCCTAACGTTATCTCATTTGATACGTCAACAGCTGACGCGGCCGCGGCGGATCCTATTATGGTATTGTTGGACCCTGTCGTTAAGGCATCCCCGGCTCTATTGCCTATTATAGTATTTTTGATACCAGTGGAAACGTCGTGACCGGCCTCGTAACCGACCGCTACATTATATGTGTCTGCATCGGCATTTTGTGCGGTTAACGCTTCAAAACCCACGGCGACACTACCGCCTCTTGTGTCTTCCGCTCCTAATGCTCCGCTACCGATAGCCACATTATATCCGGACGTGGTAAGCGCGTCTCCGGCCAAATTACCTATTATTACGTTGTGTATACCCGTCGTCTGGTTTGCTGCCGCGTTGTAACCCACGGCTACGTTAAACCCGTCACCGCCTACGTCCAACGACAGCAATGCCTGGTAGCCTATCGCGGTATTCCTACCTCCTGTATCTTCCGAGCCTAAAGCCTGAAGACCCACGGCGGTATTGAACAGCCCCGTGGTCAGCGCGTCCCCGGCGAGACCTCCTATTATGGTATTGTTGTATCCGCTGCTTATGTTCTGTCCAGCGGCATACCCTATCGCCACGTTATATGCGGCACCGTCTATGTTTTGACTAAGCAATGCGTTATTTCCGATGGCCACGTTTCTCGTTCCGGTATCCTCGGCGCTAAGCGCCTGGTAACCTATGGCCACGTTCTGTCCACCTGTCGTAAGTGCGTCTCCTGCGAGACCGCCTATAAGCGTGGAGTTGCTTCCCGTGGTAACCGCCTGCCCCGCAAGGTGCCCTACGGCCACGTTATATACGCTTCCGTCCGTATTCTGCGTTTCTAGCGCCTTGTATCCGACAGCCACTGACCTGTTTCCCTCGTCCTCTGACGCCAATGCCGCGTAGCCGATAGCCGTGTTCTGCTCTCCTGTGGTGAGCGAATCTCCCGCGCTTGCGCCTATAAGCGTATTGAGCGTACCTGTCGTTACGGCCGCGCCCGCGTCGTATCCTACGGCGGTGTTGTAAGTGTTGGCGTCGCCGGCTGGGTTCATGTTTCCCAGGGCGGCATTACCTACCGCTACGTTTCTCGAGCCGTTTACGTTTACCGCCATTGCGCTGTCGCCTATCGCCGTGTTGTATGACGTGTCCGTAGATGAGCTCAACGAGTTGTAGCCTACGGCGGTGTTCTGCTGGCCGGATGTTATCGCGTCTCCCGCAAACCCGCCTAATATCGTGTTTCTTACTCCCGTACTTACGGAATAACCCGCCTGGTAACCTACCGCAGTGTTGTATGCCGTGGTGCCCGCGTTTTGCGCGTTAAGCGCGTAGGCCCCGATAGCGACGTTCTTTCCGTGCGCGTCCTCTGAGCTCAATGCGGCGTACCCCAATACGGCATTCTCTATCCCCGAAGTCAACGCGTCTCCGGCCAAACTACCTACCAGCGCGTTTTTCGTACCGGTCGTAACCGAAACACCGGCCTGGTATCCCAAAACGGAATTGTATCCGTCCGTACCTGCGTCTTGCGTGCTGAGGGCATTGTATCCTACCGCGGTATTCGTTCCGTGCGCGTCTTCTGCGCCTAATGCCTGATATCCCACCGCAACGTTATAGTTACCCGTGGTCAAAGCGCCCGCAACGAGTCCGCCTATTAGTGTGTTCCTTACACCGGTGGTTATGTTTTGCCCTGCGGTGTATCCTATTGCGACATTGTAGTTTGACGCGTCGCTGTTCATGTTCTGCAGAGCCGAGTTACCTATCGCGACGTTTCTGGATTCCGATCCGTCCGCGGAGCTCATGGCATTGTAGCCTATGGCCACGTTCTCGTCGCCTGAAGTCAATTCATCACCAGCTTGCGCACCAATCATCGTGTTTTGAGCCCCCGTTGAAATAGCCGTACCAGAATCGTATCCGACCGCCACGTTGTATCCGTTGCCGTCGAAGTTAAGTGACTTTAGCGATCCCTCTCCGACCGCCACGTTCCTGCTTCCAGTGTCTTCTGAGGAAAGGGCCTCGTAACCTATGGCGACATTGTTTGACCCCGTGGTGATTGCATCTCCTGAGGCACCGCCAACGAATGTATTCAATGCGCCCGTGCTAACGTTTGCGCCTGATTGATATCCTATGGCTACGTTATAAGCATCCGTGCCCGCATTCTGCAATATTAGAGACTGATAGCCTATAGCCACATTTCTTCCGTTTGCGTCCTCGCTGCCTAAAGCCGATAGGCCTATAGCGATATTGCCCGATCCCCCTACAAGATCGGAGCCCGCTCCTTTACCCACCAGTACGTTGTCGCTCCCGGTGGTTAAGGCGTCACCCGCAAGCCCTCCTACTATTGTATTCTGAACTCCCGTTGAAATAGCCGTACCCGCCTCATATCCTACGGCTACATTGTATGCGTCGCCATCGTAGTTCAGGCTTTCTAAAGCGCCTTTACCTATAGCTACGTTTCTGCTTCCGGTGTCTTCCGTGCTTAATGCGTTATGCCCTATGGCTATATTGAAGTTTCCTGTCGTTAGCGCATCTCCGGCCTGTCCACCTATTATGCTATTGTAAGCACCTGTTGAAATATTTGAACCGGCGCTAAATCCAATTGCCACGTTATAAGCGTCCGTACCGGCGTCTTGACTAGCTAAAGCGTCGTAACCAATAGCGACGTTTCTACCATGCCCATCTTCTGAGCTCAATGCCTGGTAACCTATGGCAACATTATAATTACCTATATTTAGCGCATCGCCCGCTAATCCTCCTATAATAACGTTTCTAATACCTGTAGAAACCGATAATCCGGCTTGGTAGCCGACCGCCACGTTATACGCGTTTGCGCCTGCATTAAGACTTGATAATGCACTCGCGCCCACAGCCACGTTTAGGCCATGTGCGTCCTCTGAGCCCAATGCGTCATAACCGATAGCGACATTGCCTATACCTGTAGTAAGAGCGTCTCCGGCAAGACCGCCTAACAGCGTGTTCTGCACTCCCGTCGTTACCTCCATACCGGCGCTATGGCCGATGGCCGTATTGTAGTTGTTGCTATCGTTGTTTTGTTTGCTCAAGGCATAATAGCCAATCGCTATACTGCTATTACCGGTGTCTTCCGAGCCTAGCGCGTGATAGCCTATGGCTACGCTGTAACTACCGGTGGTTAATGCGTCTCCTGCGAGACCGCCCAATATTGTATTTTGTACGCCTGTTGAAATCGATATACCCGATGTATACCCTATAGCCACGTTGTATGCGTGTGCGCCTGCATTTAGGTTTTCCAAAGCGGAGTGTCCTATGGCTACGTTTCTTCCATGCCCGTCTTCGTTACCTAACGCGTTTCTTCCTATGGCTATATTTTCCTTACCTGACGTTAGCGCGTCTCCGGCAAAGGAACCTAGTATTACATTGTTGTTGCCCGTATCTATAGAGTATCCCGCGTTATATCCTACGGCCACGTTGGAGTCCGCTGTGGTAAGCGATCTCAAAGCACCTATACCCAGTGCGGTATTGTAGAATGCGTTGTCTAGCGTACCCGTCGTGCTGTGCCCTATCAGAAGGGATCCCGTAAACGCGGTTCCCTCCGACTTGAAGCCGAGCGCTGCGGTGGTACCGCCGTAAAGTTCAGTGAAGTTGTCGTTGCATATGTCGAAGGCGGCTCTAAGTGACGAGCCGGTTCCGTCATTGGGATTGGTCCCTATGTTTATAGATTGTTTAGCCATATTACATTTCCGTTTGGTCGGCCGTGAATAGTATGGTGTCCGCCGATAGTTTGTCGTGGTCCGCTAATAGCGCGAATGCGCCTAATGCCTTGTCGGCATTGGTCATCTGTGGCGTGAATATCACGCCCATCTTATTGGCTATTATCGGCATTTTAGTAAAGCGCGATTATGTCGTCCGCTGAAGTCAGTGATGAGTATATCCTGTTTACCTTTATAGGGAGGAAAGATCCCGCCGCTATCTGTTGGAAAAGGATAGGTCTATATATTTCGTAGTTTTCCGCAGAAGCGCTGCCGTCGAATATGTCCGCCGCGCTTGATCCGCCCGGTGCCGTAACAAGTGAAAGCGTGGTGTCGCTGTCGACCGCGCTTACGAAAGCCTGCGTTCCGTCGGTTACGTTAAGTACCCTGTCGCCGACCTGTACGTCGTAAAGCCCACCCGAGAATCCCGCGTCGACCAGTTTGTTTGTGGTATTTCCCGTAGTGCTACCGCTTTTTATCAAAGGGCTTGAAGACAGTTC